AGCAAAGAGAATAAAGAAACTCGGGATCGGAAGTTGGCTCAATGGAAACAGCTAAGGCTTCTACACTATTGGAATAGGCAATGAGTCTGCGGAGAAGTGATATTCCGACGTCGTTGATACGAGTTTCAGCATCCGAACTGGTTGCCTCCATATAATTGACGAGGTTGACAACTTCCTCTGCTACATCAGACGGTCTGCGTTGAGCAGCCCAAGTCATATCCAATCCTACGGTAGCTTTTGCGACATTTAACGGGCCAGATTTCCGATGAGGGATTTCCTTTTCAATAAGAAATTCCTTAATGGGTCCTTCATAAATTGCCCTCGGATTGCAGTCGTATAGACCGGTAGATGCTTTGAAGTTGTGGTCGAGTCGCATCCCGATAATGACCACCAGAAGAATCTCTCTAAAGCCCCACGCCGTGGTAGAAAATAGTTTTTCCAAAGAACCCTTATATGCTGATTCATCAATTTTGACGCTATCATCTACGGCTTTATTATAAAGATAATCAAGAATTTCGCGTACCTGCTCATTTCTCTCGTTTGTTGCACTCATTTTATCTTGCTCCTTTCATTTGAACAGATGGAACTTTTCTTTTGTCATTCCCGCATCCAACGCTCTGTAGCAAAATCGTGATGCGACAGAAGAAAAAGGTTTCCATTTTTTGCACTTGGCTGTTACGATTCTCTCGTTGCAGTTCTGTGTCTTATACATCCATCGAAATACTTGTAGAAACGCTCCATCCTCAATGGGCAGAACATCTTGGCGATCAAGAACAAAAATCAGATACATTTTTGCCGTCCAATTACCAATTCCTCGGATTTTTGTCAAGATTGCAACGACTTCTTCGTCCGGCAAACGCTTCAGCGCCTCTAAGTCAAGCGTCCCATTTGTAATAGCGTTTGTAATATTCCGGATGTATTCAACCTTTGCGTTGGACATTCCTGTGCCTCTGATTTGTTCATCTGTAAGTGCACAGATTCGATCTGGTGATATCTCTTCTCCACAGAGTTTTTCAAGCCGGTTATATATCTTTTGCCCAGCTTTAACAGAAAGCATCTGCTCAATAATCTCGTGAGTCAAAAAGGAGTAGGCATTTTCATCATGGCTGGTGTATTGGATTGGTCCCACCATCTTGATGACCCTTGCCAGCCTCTTATCCTTCTTACACAGATACTGAACCGACGGGGTATTCATATCGAGTGTAACCACGTTCGGCACGAAATCACCTCCTCGTTACTCCTTTACCGTCTCCATAATGTCCTCCAAGGTGCAGTTCATAGCCACGCAGATTTTCAGAAGTACGTCTGTGGTGATATTTGCCCCTTTGCTTAGCTTGGCAATAGAAGCGGAACTTACACCGCTTTTTTCGGCAAGATCGTGTTTGTTCATGTTCTTGTCTATCAGCATTTTCCATAACTTATTGTAACTTATACGCATATTTTGCCTCCTGCTTTTGCGTGTGGACAATCGAGGATTAACGATCCTCTGGATTGTAAACTTCATTCAAAAAGCCATATCGGCCTTCTTGCCTGTTCCTGGAAAACTGAATAACATGAACACCGTCTTTCTCACTTTCACTAGGAACAAAAGGCATACGCTTTGACTGCTCAACAATGATGACCTGTCGCTCACGGGCATGAGCGATAAGATATTCCACAAAATTCTGCTTAATAGTTTCGCTTTGTGCCTTATGCTCCGCCTCAGATAACTGCGTCAACGATGAATCTACAGCGTAGAAGCCAGGAGCCGGACGGTCGAGATCGATAAGATATGCACTCATCGCAAGCGTGGTAATCGTATTCAATATCCCGCAGAAACCGCCACCCATTGAAACAGACTTTTTGAAGCCACCGATTTCAATATCGAAATTTTCCATGTTAAGTCTGGCGGTTGCCGCACCGCCAACTTTCGATGCAGTTAAAATATCTCGCAACTTTTCTTCAAAACCATGAATAATATCATACCCGTAATCTTCGAAAATGCTATGTTTTTGCGAATCGGAGATTTCTTCGGTTTCTTTACTGAACAAATCGCCTCTATATTGTATTTCATCCTGGCGAATAACTTCCAATTCGCTTGAGATTTGTATCAGTTTGAGTTGCTGTTCAAGTTCTTTCTCAAATGCTGCTAACCGCGGCTGCAGCTGATTGGAAATAAGCACATCTATCGCATCTCGTTTTTCTTCCAACGCATGAATTGTTGTCATAATAGTTTCTTGTTGATGCGCTACACTGCGTTGAGCATCGCCTAGTTCAGATAAATGTCGCTTGATTTTTTCGAGTTCAGCTGCAGATGCATCAATAAAAGACGTGTCTTGCACACGCTCTGTTTCTTCGCCGCAAATAGGGCACCTGATTTTTCTTGGTACGGAAGAGGTATGTGCCGCCCCCTCGACAATGAAGCCGATTCGTCGGATATCAGATTGATACTGCTGACGTAACACGGCAAAATTGTGTCCTACGGTTCTGGATTCAGAGAGTTTTCCATTCCACTCGTATATTTGTGACATGATTTGTTGGCTCTCTTGGGTAGCTGCATCCAATTTCGCTTGTATTTCAGCGATTTCTCTTCGTACACGGTTAACGCTTGTGCGGGGATCTGTAACGTTTGCGGAGGAAAGCATATCCTCGAGCTTTTCCCGTCTAGCGCATAGGCTGTTTATCCTCTCTTGAATATAGCTGACGAGAGCTTTTTTCTTTGCCTCACTTATTTTGGGATCCTCAGTAGCTTCAAGATTATTGGCATCCTGGCCGGTCAATAGATACAGCAAAACAGCCGCCGATGCTGTAGAACCTATGCTTCCAGGAGACAACAAAGAGGAACTTTCCCTAGCAACATCGCCTTGGCGGATAAAGAACAAGTGAAGCATACTTCTCCACGTTAGTTCCTGAGTTTTAGATCCTTTCTCTGCTGAACGCACGAGATGCTGCTCGTCAATGCCAAGCAGATGGAGATAGATGGCATTAATATTCTTTTTCGCATTGTGGCTTACACTGTAGGAGCCGTGATCGACATCCGGGGCTGTGCCGCTAACAGTAATTTTCGAATCCCCGATTTTGCGTTCCAGAATAACCGTTCCTTTACCTGTTATCAAATGGAGAGCGATACACTCATATCCGTAGTTATTATCTACGATTTTAGAAGGTCGATTTTTTCTTGGGGTAAAACCGAACACATAATCTATGCAATCCATAATAAGGCTCTTTCCTGTGTTGGAAGGTCCTAGAATGAAATTCAAGCCTGGTTTAAAGTCAATGACGGTTGTTTTGTGTCCTCCACCGGACACGACGAGTTTTTCAATATAAAATCTATTCATGCCCGATCTCCTTTAACGATTGTACTGTAACTCTATTAATTTCTTGAAGCATCAGTTCGACGTTTGCACGGTCATATCTGCTTATCACAGACTGAATCGCGATTCTGTATTCTTCGGCGTAATCGCTGGTCAGCTTTCTGCAGATATTCTTCCCAGCCTCCGTAATAGAAAATCTGTAACCTGTTGAAGTGGAGTGAAGCCGGATATTCCCATCCAGCAGAAGGCCTTTCAGCGCTGAAGATACTATGTACTTTCTGGCTGGGTATTCGCTGAATCTGTAATTGCTGTATCCGTGAAGATTTTCATCCAACAAACCAAAATCAGCTGCATAGACAGAAATAAAATCAACGGCTCCAATTTGTTGCTCATCAAAGGAGGAGCCTTGCAATTCGTTTAACATCAGAAGGATACGAAGAGAGATTTCAAATGTAGAGCCAAGGGTTGAAATATTCATTGCTTCTTTCTCCTCCTTACCCATGTCAGTTTGTCATCATTTACGAGGTGATGACATACACCCTTTTTAATTTTTCCGCTTATCCAGTATGGAGATGTGCTTAGTAAGTAATTTGTTACCGGAGTCACGACTGCTTGCTCCATTACAGCCAGCATATGTTCAAAGCCGTTCGGATGGGTTCGTTTCGCAGTATCCTTTACTCCGACGAATGTTTCGTCCTTCAACACATCAAATTGATTAGCCAGGCCGCCACTACCCAATTCCATCACACCGCGTCGTATAGTTTCAGCAGCATAAAAGTCAACACGGCGATCATCAAGGTCCTCGGCATAATCCGGAAAACTAGATAGGTCCTTCCCTGAAAAAGAGTCCATGTCTTCGGCATCTCCATATGCCAAATATAGTTCGCTAATATACTTTTGCTCATCTTCAGTCGCTACTGCAGGAACTGGCACATTAGCCGGTCTGGGTAGCGACTTTATTTTTTTCTGTATTTCATCAATCAGCTCTAAATCTATTTCTGATTCTTTTGCGATCTGTGGCATGGAAGAACCATTGATGATATCCAGCAGGATGTTCTCTAACAGCTTGGCACAGGCAGTTGAAGGGTCATCATCTGCAGTATCATGCTTGGCCAGCCAATCCACAACATTGTCATAGGAGTCAGAGTCATCCATCCGATCCCATATCCATTTTGAAAATTTATCCAGATCACGGTAGTCATAAAGGTACTGCGCATCTTTTTGCTGTATAGGGCGACTCCCCTTTATGTAGCGATATTTTGTATCAGGCTGTCGCTTTAACATTTGGCAGGAGTCCATTGCGGCATCTTTTACAAAATTCCCGACAAGCTCTGTAAAGTAGTCGTGCTCCGATTTTCCAAACGAAATAAACGGGGAAAGGCCTAAAGCATACTCGGAAAATGTCATGCCTCATTTACCTCCTAGTCCTAAAATTTCTTCTCTGTCCGAGCGTGTCCGTGACTGTCCGTCCAGTCCGCTTTTCAAGTAAGCTAGTTTGCTACAATAAAGCCAGTAAACCGGACTGAAGGAAATCCTCGATGCAAAGACTGTACTTTTTTATTATATCACACTCAAGTCGAGATTTCTACACTTTTACTCATTTGATTTCTGCGAACGCATAAAAAAATTTGCGAAAGTGAAAAACCGGTTTATCTAAGTGAAAACAGCATAGTCCGAATAGCGCTATAAGGACGGAAAGGAGAATCAATGACAGACTACGAACGAAAAAACTGGATCATCAACATTGAAAACAGTGCCACTGCTGTTGAAGCACAGCTTGGTTCATCAGTCGTAAATTCCGTGTTTGAGCGCTACGGAGCACATAGCGTTGAAGATTTGAATCAGAGCAACCTGCCTGCAGTCTTTAGCGAACTGTACGCAATTGAAGCCGACCTCGGCTAAGCAAATCGTCCTAAGCAAGACAAAAAACTGCTTATCGCCGGATACCGCATCATCCGATCACTGATGGCTCAACGGTATCCGGCGGCACAAGTAAATAATGTAGCTGCCTTTTGAGCGGGTTTGCTGCAGACCGAAACGGAGGTTTCCGTTTGGACTGTGGTTTTTTCACTATGCCCAAAGCAGCTGCACCGAATTCCTCCGTTTCGAGAAATCAAAACGGAGGATTTTTTTATGAAAATCAAATACGCATTCCTGGACGGAACAGTGACGGAGGTCGAGGTTTCTGACGAAATCGGTGCCGTCATCATCGACAGCCGCAAGGCGGAGCACGCGCAGGACGAACGCCATCGCTACCATTGCTACTCCTACGACGCCATCGACTACGAGGGCGAGGAGTACGGTGCTTGCGACGAATATGCCGTGGAGGATGATTCGGCAGAACAGACCGCTCGTATCCGAGAAGCCTTCTCACATTTGACTGCCACCCAGCAGCGCCGGCTTCGGCTTTACGCAAACGGCAAGACCCTGCGGGAAATCGCAGCTATTGAAGAGGCCAGCTTTCAGTCTGTTTCCGAGTCCATCGAAGCAGGCAGAAAAAAGTTTTTGAAAATTTTCCGCCAGACACCCTGACAAATCCCCGATTTTTCTGGGTACACCGGAAGGCAACAAAATACAAGCCCTCCGGAAAGGACGGTAACCCCGTATGAGACACAACTTGAATATCCGTGTTTCAGACAAGCCCAGAAACGGCGGCGTAGTTACTTGCAGAACAGTCAGCATCCGCGAAAAGCTCTTCACCCTGCTTCTGGGGCCCAAGCAGAAGGTCATGGTCGTGGTTCCCGGCAACTCGGTCGCGTCCATTGCCATCACCGAAGTTCCGATGGGAGGTGGCACACATGAGTAAGGTCAAGCTCCTGCTCGATGTGGTCGAGGATCTTCGCTCCCTGGCGGACAGCGTTCAGGCTGTGGCAGATGCCATGCTGCAGAATGAGCCGACTGTTGATGCAGAGCCGAAGACACCTGAACCTGCTCCCAAAAAGGAACTGACGCTGGAGGAAGTCCGAGCAGTCCTCGGTGAAAAGAGCCGAGCCGGATTCACGACCGAGATCCAGGCGCTCCTTAAAAAGTACGGTGCTCCGAAGCTCTCCGGCATCGACCCCAAGCACTATGAGGCGCTGCTCAAAGATGTGGAGGTGCTGAAGGATGCCCCCTAATCGTCACGCAGTCCTCTCGGCATCTTCCTCCCACCGCTGGCTTCACTGCAATCCCTCCGCTCGATTGGAATTGGAGTTTGAGGACAGAGAAACGGAAGCCGCAGCCGAAGGCACAGCCGCTCATGCGCTGGCAGAACACAAGCTCCGTAAGGCACTGAAGATGCGCTCCACCCGCCCTGTCAGCAAGTACGATTCCGATGAAATGGAGATGTACACGGACAGTTACCTGGAGTTCGTTCTGGAAGCCATTGAGGAAGCCCGGCAGGATTGCCCGGACCCAAAGGTGCTCATTGAGCAGCGGCTGGACTTCTCCTGCTATGTGCCGGACGGCTTCGGCACCGGCGACTGCCTCATCGTGGCAGACAAGCTCCTCCACATTATCGATCTGAAGTACGGCCAGGGCGTGTTGGTGAATGCCGAGGAAAATCCGCAGATGATGCTGTATGCGCTCGGCGCACTCCGTATCTTCGATTGTCTCTACGACATTGAGACAGTTTCTATGACCATCTACCAGCCGCGCCGAGAGAATGTCAGCACCTGGGTCATTTCCGTTGCCGAGCTTCGGGATTGGGCGGAAAAGACACTGAAACCCAAGGCCGAGCTTGCCTTCAAAGGCGAAGGTGAATACTGCCCCGGAAGCTGGTGCCAATTCTGCAAGGCGGCGGTCAAGTGCCGAGCCAGAGCCGATGCCAAGCTCCAACTTGCCAAATACGAGTTTGCCCAGCCACCTCTGCTTTCCGATGCGGAGATCGGCGACATTCTCAGCAAGCTGGAGGACCTTACCAAATGGGCAAATGAGCTCATGGCCTACGCCCAGGACGCAGCGGTCAACCACGGAAAACAGTGGCCCGGCTACAAGTTGGTGGAGAGCCGCACCAATCGCAAGTACACCGATGAGGATGCCGTTGTCGCTGCTGCCCGTGCGGCCGGGTATACCGACATCTTCAAGAAGTCCCTCATTCCCATCACTGAGATGGAGAAGCTCATGGGCAAAAAGACCTTTGCTGAGGTGCTCGGCAGTCTGGTCATCAAGCCCAAAGGAAAGCCGACGCTCGTTCCCGCATCCGACCGGCGTCCGGCTATTTCGACCACGGGTGCAAAACAAGACTTTACCGACTATAAAGGAGAACTGTAATTATGGCTAACAAGATGAATTCGACCAAAGTTGTGACCGGCGTTGTCCGCCTGTCCTACGCAAACGTGTGGGAGCCTGCCTCCATCAACGGCAGCAACCCCAAGTATTCCGTATCCCTCATTATCCCGAAATCCGATAAGCAGACCCTCGACGCTATCAACGCAGCCGTGGACGCTGCCATCAAGGAAGGCGTCGCCAAGTTCGGCGGGAAGATTCCCAATAAGGCGGCTCTGAAGCTCCCGCTCCGTGACGGCGATACCGAGCGTGATGACGAAGCCTACAAGAACAGCTTCTTCGTAAACGCCAACAGCACCACCGCTCCTCAGATCGTGGACCGCAGCGTTCAGCCGATCCTCGATCGCTCCGAGGTGTATTCTGGCTGCTATGCCAGAGTGTCCGTCAACTTCTACGCCTTCAATTCCAACGGCAACCGCGGCATTGCCTGTGGTCTGGGTAACATTCAGAAGGTTCGTGATGGTGAGCCTCTTGGCGGCAAGTCCTCTGCGGCTGACGATTTCGCCACCGACCTGGACGACGACTTCCTGTCCTGAGAAAGGAGTACAGCACAATGGAACTGATTCAGAACATCCTGGTAACCGCCCTCCTTGGCATCTGGGCCTGCCTCAGCATCGGCTTCTTCGTTTGGTTGGTGCAGGGCATCAGCAATGACCACAAGCGCGAAAAGCGTGAGAAGGAACAGGCTTCCCGTGACCTGGAATACCACGAGAAGCGCATGAAGAAATTGAAGTAACCCCAGACGGCTCTGTGGGTGGCAGGAATTGACCTCTGCCACCCATATTCCGCAGGAAGGAATGCGTATGAAAACACTTAGCATCGATATTGAGACCTTCTCCTCCGAGAACCTCACCAAATGCGGCGTGTACCGCTATGCCGAAGCCCCGGATTTCGAGGTACTGCTTTTCGGCTACTCAGCAGACGGTGTTCCGGTGAAGGTCGTGGATCTGGCTGCCGGAGAAACGATTCCTGCTGATGTCCGCTCTGCGCTGACCGACCCTGCCGTGACCAAATGGGCATTCAATGCACAATTCGAGCGCGTGTGTCTGTCCCGCTATCTTGGATACCCAACCGGACAATATCTCGACCCGTCCTCCTGGCACTGCACGATGGTCTGGGCGGCGACCCTTGGACTGCCGCTTTCGCTGGAAGGCGTCGGTGCCGTGCTGGGTCTGGAAAAGCAGAAGCTCAAAGAAGGCAAAGACCTCATCCGGTATTTCTGCACTCCGGCAAAAGCAAGAGACGGTTCGCCCATTCGACATTATCCGACAGATGCGCCGGAGAAATGGTCGCTTTTCAAAGCCTACAACCTTCGGGATGTGGAAACGGAAATGTCCATTCAGCAGAAGCTCTCCAAGTTCCCGGTCACGGAGTCGGAGTGGCGTAACTACACCCTCGACCAGCAGATCAATGACCGGGGCATCATGCTCGACCGCACCCTCGTCACCCAGGCGATTCGCTGTGATGAACGCTTCAAGCGGACGCACATGGAGCAGGCTCGCTCCGTCACCGGCTTGGATAACCCCAACAGTCCGGTGCAGCTCAAGGCGTGGCTTGCCGAAAAAGGCGTGGAGGCAGATTCACTCTCCAAAGCCGCCGTGGCGGATATGCTCGAAAAAGCGGACGGTGAAGTGGAGCTGGCGCTCTCCCTGCGGCAGGAGCTTGCCAAGAGCAGCGTCAAGAAATACACGGCCATGCAGACCGTGGTGGGTTCGGATGACCGGGCCAGAGGGCTTATCCAGTTTTATGGTGCCAACCGCACCGGTCGCTATGCCGGTCGACTCATCCAGGTGCAGAACCTGCCGCAGAACCATCTGCCGGATCTGGACACCGCACGGGCACTGGTCCGCAGCGGCAATACGGACGCCGTGGAAATGCTCTATGACTCCGCACCGCTGGTACTGTCCGAGCTTATCCGCACCGCCTTTGTGCCGAAACCCGGCTGCCGTTTTTATGTGGCAGACTTCTCCGCCATCGAGGCGAGGGTCATCGCATGGATCGCTGGGGAACATTGGCGGCAGGAGGTTTTTGCAAAGGGCGGCGACATTTACTGCGCTTCCGCTTCGCAGATGTTCCATGTCCCCGTAGAAAAGCACGGCGTGAACGGGCATCTGCGGCAGAAAGGCAAAATTGCCGAGCTGGCTCTTGGCTACGGTGGCTCCGTGGGTGCGCTGAAAGCAATGGGCGCACTGAACTACGGCTTACAGGAAGGAGAACTGAAACCGCTGGTGGATGCCTGGCGTCTGTCCAACCCCCATATTACAAAGTTCTGGTGGGATGTGGACAAAGCAGCTTCCACCTGCGTCCGAGAGCGAACTGCCACAGAAACACACGGCATTCGCTTCTATTATCAGAGCGGCATGATGTTCGTGGTGCTGCCTTCCGGCAGACGGCTCGTGTATGTGATGCCGAAAATGGGTCTGAACCGCTTCGGCAATGAGTCCGTGACCTATGAAGGTGTCGGCGAACAGAAAAAGTGGCTGCGGCTGGAAAGCTACGGACCCAAGTTCGTGGAGAACATCGTCCAGGCAACAGCAAGGGACATTCTTGCGGAAGCTATGCTCCGGCTGAATGCTGCCGGGTACCGCATCGTCATGCACGTCCACGATGAAGCGGTCATCGAAGCACCGCCGGATACTTCTTTGGAGAATATCTGCTCCGTCATGGGGCAAACGCCCACTTGGGCATCGGGGCTTCTGCTCCGGGCAGACGGCTATGTCTGCGATTTTTATAAGAAAGACTGAGGTGACCCAAATGGGAGTCAATAAATTTAATTGCGAGGGGTATTACGACCCCACTGCCTACGAGGCACTGACGAAGATCGAGCAGGAAGCCAAGGCACTTCGAGCCTTCCGTCCTGTGGTGTATATCTGCTCTCCGCTGGCCGGGGATATGTTGAAGAACCAGGAGAACGCCCGTACTTACTGCCGCTTCGCCGTGGAAGCTGGGTGCGTACCCATCGCACCGCACATCTATTTCACCCAATTCATGAATGACAATGACCGCAGGGAGCGTGACTTGGCACTGTTCATGGACATCGTCCTACTCTCCAAATGCGCCGAGCTGTGGGTGTTCGGAGAGAAAATCACCAGCGGCATGAGCATCGAGATCGAGAAAGCAAAACGAAAAGGTCAGCTTATCCGTTACTTTACCGAAAACTGTGAGGAGGTACGCAGATGAAAATCGCAGTCGGCAATAGCCGCATGGATAAAAAGTGGAAGAACCAGGACATCTCCTGGGCGGATCTCTGCGCCCGCTGCGGCAGCACCATCCGCACCACCGAAACGGTCGAAGAATACCGCAAGCTGAAAAAGGGTCAGCAGGACGGCATCAAGGATGTGGGCGGTTTTGTCGGAGGGCATCTCCGGGAAGGTCGCCGCAAAAACGGCATGGTGCTGTGCCGCTCTCTGCTTACCTTGGATATGGACTACGCCACCCCGGATATCTGGGATGAAATTACGCTGTTCCACGATTTCAAGTGCTGCGTCTATTCCACCCATAAACACACGCCGGAGTATCCCCGCCTTCGTTTGCTCATTCCGCTGAAACGGGAGATCAGCGAGGAGGAATATCCGGCAGTCGCCCGCATGGTGGCAAAGGAGATCGGCATTGACCTCTTTGACGATACCACCTACGAGGCATCCCGGCTCATGTATTGGCCTTCCACCTCTGCCAACGGCGAGTTTTTCTACAAGGTGCAGGACGGCGCAGAGCTTGACCCGGATGAGTACCTTTCCCACTACGATGATTGGCACGACGCCTCCACCTGGCCGGTTTCCAGCCGCCAGTCCGAGGTGATGCAGCACAGTATCGCCCAGCAGGCCGACCCGCTGACAAAGCCGGGTGTGGTGGGTGCTTTCTGCCGAGCCTATACCGTGGAGGAAGCCATCGATACCTTTCTCTCGGAAGTGTATGCGCCGTCTGCGATGAACGGTCGTTACGACTATATCCCCGCCGATTCGTCTGCCGGTGTCATCGTCTACGATGGCAAATTCGCATACAGCCACCATGCCACCGACCCGGTCTGCGGTCGGCTGCTGAACGCTTTTGACCTGGTGCGCCTGCACCGCTTCCGTGACCTGGACGATAAGTGTGCCCCAGATACTGCACCCAGCAAGCTGCCGTCCTTCCAGGCCATGTCGGATTTTGCCCTCAAGGACGAGAAGGTCAAAGCGGTGTTTGCTGAGGAGCGCAAAGCCCAGGCAAACGAGGAGTTCTCCGACGAGGACTGGCAGAAAGCCTTGGAGCTGGACAAGGCCGGCAAGGTAAAAAACACACTGCAGAACCTCACCGTAATCCTCATGAACGACCCGCTTCTGAAACCGCTGGTGTTCAATCAGCTTCTGGACGGCATGGAGATCAAGGGCGATGTGCCTTGGCGGCACCCCTCGAAATTCTGGCGAGATGCTGATGATGCCCAGCTTATCAGCTATGTGGATTCCCATTACGGCACCTTCTCCGCTCGAAACTATGACATTGCCGTGGCGAAGGTCACGGACGACCGCTCCTACCATCCCATTCGGGAGTTCATTGAAAATCTGCCGGAGTGGGACAAGGTTCCCCGTGTGGACACGCTGCTCATCGACTACCTCGGTGCCGATGATAACGAGTATGTCCGAGCTGTCACCCGGAAGACCCTCTGCGCCGCCATCAAGCGTGTGATGTATCCCGGCTGCAAATTTGACTCCATGCTTGTGCTGAACGGTCCCCAGGGTGTCGGCAAAAGCACCCTCATTGCAAAGCTGGCCGGAGAGTGGTTCTCCGACAGTCTGAACCTGGGCGACACCAAGGACAAGACCGCTGCAGAGAAATTGCAGGGGTACTGGATCTTGGAGATCGGCGAACTGGCGGGGCTGAAAAAAGCCGAGGTGGAAACGCTGCGTTCCTTCCTCTCCCGACAGAACGACATTTACCGTGCGGCATTCGGCAAACGGGCGACGCCGCATCTGCGCCAGTGCGTGTTCTTCGGCACAACCAACGCCGAGTCCGGCTATCTCCGTGACACCACCGGAAACCGTCGCTTCTGGCCGGTCAAGACGCTGGGTACGGGCATCAAGCACTCCTGGGATCTGACCCCGGAGCTGATCTGCCAGATCTGGGCGGAAACGCTGGTGTATGTGAAGCAGGGCGAGAAGCTCTATCTGAGTGCCGAGTTGGAAGCACTGTCCAAGGCTGAACAGCGGGAGGCGATGGAGTCCGACGAGCGTGAAGGGCTTGTCCGGCTGTATCTCGACACGCTGCTCCCGGAGGATTGGGACAGCATGGACATCTTCGAGCGCCGCAACTTCCTCACAGGCAGCGACTTCGGCGATACCCAAAAGCATGGTACGGTCAAGCGCACCCAGGTGTCCAACATGGAGATTTGGTGCGAGTGCTTCGGCAAGGAACGTGCCAATATCCGCAGAACGGACAGCAACGAGCTGACCGCCATCCTTGCCCGTCTTGGCTGGAAGCGGCTGGACAGCAAGGTGCGTATCCCGCTTTACGGTCCGCAGTACGTCTTTGTTCCCAAGGAGTGTTCCTAATGAAAATGACTGTACCCGACATCCTTCGGAACAGGTTCCGGGGAGAAGCAGATCCGCTCGGCACATTTATGGGAACACCCCATGGGAACGGCGGCGGCCCCATAAGTACCAAAGAAAACAGGCGGTCTTGTTCCTGTGTTCCTAACCTTTCTTATATATCGAAAGAAGAAGGAATAAAGAGCAACAAGCACGCAATACCCGCATTTGCGCACGTAAAGGACTTTTCGAGTTTTGAGAACACAGGAGGTCATTATGCGTGAGAAAACGATAGAAGCAAAGCTGGTGCAGGCTGTACGCACAAAAGGCGGTCTTGCACCGAAGTTTACAAGCCCCGGCCTTGATGGAGTACCGGACCGTCTGGTACTCCTGCCCGGCGGCAAAATCGCCTTCATTGAGTTGAAAGCACCGGGCAAAACACTCCGCCCTCTGCAAGTAAGGCGAAAAAGACAGTTAGAAGCACTCGGCTTTTCGGTGTACTGCATCGATAGCCCCGAACAGATTGGAGGGATACTCAGTGAAATACAAGGCGCATGACTACCAGGCGTATGCCACGAACTTCATCCTGGAGCATCCAATCTCCGCTGTATTCCTCGACATGGGTCTTGGTAAGAGCATCATCACGCTTTCCGCCATCTTCGACCTTTGCCTCGACAGTTTTCTGGTTCGCAAGGTACTGGTCATCGCTCCGCTGCGTGTCGCCAGAGATACATGGCCTGCGGAAATCCACAAGTGGGATCATCTGCATGGGCTGACCTACTCGGTGGCTGTCGGAACAGAGACAGAGCGCAAGGCGGCACTCCGGCAGCGGGTCAGCGTGTACATCATCAACCGAGAAAATGTCCAGTGGCTCATTGAGGAGAGCGGCATCCCTTTCGACTACGACATGGTGGTCATCGATGAGCTGTCCTCCTTCAAGAGCTATCAGGCAAAGCGGTTCAGAACTCTTCTGAAAGTCCGTCCCGGCATCAAGCGCATCGTGGGCCTGACCGGCACGCCAAGCAGCAACGGTCTTATGGATCTCTGGGCAGAGTTCCGCATCCTTGATATGGGCAAGCGGCTCGGTCGGTTCATCACCCATTACCGCAACACCTTCTTCCGCCCGGACAAGCGCAACGGACAGGTGGTGTTCAGCTACAAGCCGCTGCCCGGTGCGGAGGAACAGATCTACGATGCCATCTCCGACATCACCATCTCCATGAAAGCCGTCGACCATTTGGATATGCCGGAGTGCGTTCATAATGACGCCATTGTGACGCTATCCGAAACAGAGCGCAAAGCCTACGATGCCATGAAACAAGACCTGGTTATCTCGCTGAAAGGCGAAGAAATCGATGCCGGGAACGCCGCAGCACTTGCGAATAAGCTCTCCCAGATGGCAAACGGAGCAGTCTACGGAGAGGACAAGCGTGTGTTTCAGATACACGACCGCAAGCTGGATATGCTGGAGGATCTCATCGAAGCCGCAAATGGGAAACCCGTCCTTGTGGCGTACTGGTTCAAGCACGACCTGGAGCGCATCTCCGAGCGGCTCCACAAACGACACATCCCGTTCAGTCTGCTGGACGATTCCGACAGCATCCGCAGATGGAACAGCGGTGAGCTGCCCGTGGCACTCATCCATCCGGCTTCTGCCGGTCATGGACTGAACCTGCAGGCAGGCGGCTCCACTCTCGTGTGGTTCGGACTGACCTGGTCGCTGGAGCTCTATCAGCAGACCAACGCCCGCCTGTGGCGGCAGGGTCAGACCGCCGATACCGTGGTCATTCACCACATCATTGCCAAAGGCACCATCGACGAGCGCATCATGACTGCGCTCCGTAAAAAAGAAAAGACCCAGACCGCACTTATCGATGCGGTCAAGGCCAACTTGGAGGGATAAACGAATGGAAAACTGTTATACAAGGCTTGCAAACGCTATCATCGTACAGGCAGCAAAGGATTACACCAAAGCGCTGCGCCGTCTGAAAAAGTTCCCGCATGACAAGGAAGCACGATACATCAAGCAGGACTGTGAGCACTTCTTCCGCTCCGGTTGGTTTGAGGTGCTGACCGATCTGAACGGCGAGGTACTGATTCAGAGAATGAACGAGGAGGTGTATGCCGCATGACCGCAAAGGAATATCTCAGTCAAGCTTACCGCCTCGACCAGCGCATCAACTCCAACATTGAGGAAATCAGCCGCCTTCGGGAAATGGCCTGCGGCATCTCGTCCCCATCGTGGGAAGAGAAAGTTCAAACCTCCCGCCACACGGATGCACCCTTCGTGCGGTGTCTGGAGAAAATCATGGACTTGGAAAAGGTCGTGAACAGCGAGATTGACACCCTCGTTGATTTGAAACGGCAGATTCGGTCGACGGTGGACACCGTTGCCAATGTCAACGAGCGCATGGTTCTCCGCTACCGCTACATCCACAACATGACCTGGGAGCAGATCGGCGGAGAGTTGAACGCAGATGAAAGCACCATTCGCAGATGGCATAAGGCAGCTCTTTCGGCAGTGGTTTTACCCACCGACCCGATTCGGATCTGAAAGGCGCCGGAAATACCCGCCTTTGTCGGTAGATGCCCACCTCGACATTATGATATGATATAATCAGCGAAAAAGAATCGAGGACAGCCTCATGGGAGCAATCCCGTGGGGCTTTTCTTATGTCCAAGGAGGTGAAACGATGCCGAAGAAACCGTTGCGACCCTGCTCTCATCCCGGCTGCCCCAATCTTTGTGAAGGACAGTTTTGTGAACAGCACCGTGTGGAGGAACGCCGCAAGTACGACAAATACGAGCGCAGCTCCGATGTTAACCGCAAGTACGGCAGAGCATGGAAACGCATCCGTGACCGCTATGCGGCGGAGCATCCCCTCTGTGAGATGTGCCTCAAGGAAGGTCGGCTGACTCCGGTACAGGAAGTTCACCACATCCTGCCCGTTTCCAAAGGCGGCACTCACGCAAGGGACAACCTGATGAGCCTCTGTCAGTCCTGTCACACCAAGATCCACCACGACCTCGGCGACCGGTAGGGGGATGAAAATCTCCGGGACCTTTTCGGTCGGGCAACGGCCCGGGGTCACGTGCGCGAAAAAGGCGAAATCAAAAGGGTAATTAAGGGAGGTGAACTCGGATGCCCACAAAATCGAATAACACAGGCGGGCGCGGCGGCGCAAGACCCGGTGCGGGAAGGAAGAAATCCGCAGTCAAGGACAAGGCCGAAAACGGGAATCCCGGTGGCAGAAAACTTGAAGTGCTGGACATTCCCGAAGTCGAGGGTGTTGATATGCCGAAGCCCCATGATTTTCTTTCCGCCGAGCAGCGGGACGGCAGCGTCCTGCAGGCACAGGAAATTTACACGGAAACCTGGCGGTGGCTCAAAGGCATCGGTTGCGCCGCAAAGGTGTCGCCGCAGCTCTTGGAGCGCTACGCCATGTGTTCCGCTCGTTGGGTGCAGTGCGAGGAAATGACCAACCGCATGGGTTTCCTCTCCAAGCACCCCACCACGGGAAAGCCGATCCCGTCTCCGTTTATCAACATCGGCATCAACTACATGAACCAGGCGGTTCGGCTCTGGAATGAGATCTTCCAGATCGTGAAAGAAAACTGCAGCACGGAATACGGCGAGTCTACGCCGCAGGATGACCTGATGGAACGCCTGCTCCGTGCAAGAAAGGGGTAACACCATGTTTGAAAAAGTAAATCCCTGCCACCCGGATAAGCTGGCAGACAGAATTGCCGGTGCGCTCGTTGACCTGGCATACAAGAAAGCAGAAAATCCCCGCATCGCCGTGGAAATGCTCATCGGTCACGGCGTGTGCCACATCATTGCGGAGGCTTCGGTGAGTATTCCGATAGAGGAAATCACCGCCGCCGTTCACCGCATTGCTGGAAACCTCGCTGTGGACTATGTGGAAGTGCCGCAGGACGGTCACCTTGCCGAAAATCAGGCAGACGGCGTCCGCTGCGGAGATAACGGCATCTTCAAGGGAATGCCCGTGACCGAGGAGCAGAAAAAGCTGTCGCAAATCGCACGGAGCATTTTCTCCAAACATCCCTTTGACGGCAAATACATTCTGGACGGTGACCGAATCATCCTCTGTCAGAGCAATGCCGAGACACAGCATCTGCGCGAGATTTATCCCGATGCGGAGATCAACCCACTCGGTGACTGGACAGGCGGTACTGATGTGGACACCGGTGCTACCAACCGCAAGCTCGGTTCGGATATGGCTGACTCAGTGACCGGCGGCGGTCTGCACGGTAAGGATCTATCCAAGGCAGATGTGTCTGTCAACATCTATGCTTTTCTCAAAGCCCAGGAAACCGGCAAGCCTGTGACGCTCTGCTGCGCCATCGGTGACGATACCGTGGATGGCAGACCCTATGCTGAGATTGTGAAGATTGCCCGGAACTACATCCGCTCGGTGGGCGGTTTCGAGAAGTTTGCGGAATGGGGGCTGGTTTGATGAAAACAACGACCGAAATGCAGCTCGTTCCCATTACAAAGCTGGTGCCGTATGTCAACAACGCCCGGACACACAGCCCGGAACAGATCAATAAGCTCCGCTCCTCGCTCCGTGAGTTCGGTTTTATCAATCCTGTCATCATCGACCGTGACTATGGCGTAATTGCCGGTCACGGTCGTATTCTTGCTGCCAAGGAGGAAGGCATCACCGAAGTGCCGTGTATCTTTGCCGACCACCTTACGGAAGCACAGAAAAAAGCCTACATCATTGCCGACAACCGCATGGCCATGGATGCCGGCTGGGATGAGGAACTCCTACGTGTGGAGATCGAATCCTTGCAGGCGGCGGACTTTGACCCGCTTCTCACCGGCTTTGATGAAAAAGAATTATCAAAACTTTTTGACGATGGCATTGAAGCTGAAGAGGATGACTTTGATGTGGATGCAGAACTGCAAAAACCGACCTTTTCAAAACCGGGCGATGTATGGACACTTGGCAGACACAGACTCATCTGCGGTGACAGTACAAAAGAGGAAACCTACGCCGCCCTTATGGACGGCCGCAAGGCGAACCTCGTTATTACCGACCCGCCCTACAATGTGAACTACGAGGGCAGCGCCGGGAAAATCAAAAACGATAACATGGCATCGGAGAAGTTTTTCGACTTCCTCTTCGATGCCTTTTCCAATATGGAGAAGGTCATGGCGGACGATGCCTCCATCTATGTGTTCCACGCCGACACCGAGGGGCTGAACTTCCGAAAGGCATTTGATGCCGCAGGGTTCTACCTCTCCGGCTGCTGTATCTGGAAGAAGCAGTCCCTGGTGCTGGGACGCTCCCCGTACCAGTGGCAGCATGAGCCGTGCCTTTACGGCTGGAAGAAGAAAGGCAAGCATCAGTGGTACACCGGTCGCAAAGAATCTACCATCTGGGAGTTCGACAAGCCCAAGAAAAACGGCGACCATCCCACCATGAAGCCGATTCCGCTTTTGGCCTATCCCATTCAGAACAGTTCTATGGCAAACAGCGTGGTTCTTGACCCCTTCGGCGGCTCCGGTTCCACGCTCATTGCCTGTGAGCAGACCGACCGCATCTGCTGCACCATCGAACTGGACGAGAAATTCTGCGATGTCATTGTCCGCAGATACATCGAGCAGGTCGGTACGGATGAGAAGGTGAGCGTTTTGCGTGACAGCAAGGAATACAAGTATAGCGAGGTAGCACCCCATGACGAATAAGACTTTGACCCTCGGAAGCCTCTTTGACGGCTCCGGGGGCTTTCCTTTGGGCGGACTGCTTGCCGGTATCACTCCCGTGTGGGCTTCGGAAATTGAGCCGTTTCCTATACGGGTGACCACCAAGCACCTGCCTTTTATGAAGCACTACGGGAACATCTCCGCTATGGACGGCGGCAAGATCGAGCCTGTGGACATTATCACCTTCGGCTCACCGTGCCAGGACATGAGCGTGGCAGGCCGAAGGGACGGTCTGGACGGTTCCCGTTCCAGTCTTTTTTATGAAGCCGTCCGAATTATCAAAGAAATGAGGTGTGCCACAGGTGGCAGATATCCAAGATACATCGTATGGGAGAATGTCCCCGGAGCCTTCTCCTCGAACAAGGGCGAGGACTTCAAAGCCGTCCTCGAAGCGGTCATCGGCATCGCCGAGTCGAATGCCGAGGTGCCTATGCCTGAAAAAGCACGATGGCCCTATGCCGACCTTTACATGGGAGACGGATGGAGCGTTGCGTACCGAACTCTTGACGCACAATACTGGGGAGTTCCCCAGCGAAGACGCCGCATCTACCTTGTCGCAGATCTTGCAGGCGGAAGTGCCGGAAAAATATTATTTGAGTCAGAAGGCCTGTCTGGGTATTCTGCGGAGGGCTTCCGCTCGTGGCAAAGAGCTGCCGGAAGTTTTACGCCTTGCGCTGGAGCGACAGGCTTCGATGGATACAACGGCAGTCTGACGGACGACACTTCCGCCACCCTCGGTGTGAACTGTGGAATGTCCACCGGTCGCAACGGCATCGTGCTGAACGACCAGGGCGGCGACCGCATGGAAGTTTCTGAGGATATTGCGGCAACGCTCCGAGCGGAAAATCACGGTCATCCGCCCTGCGTAATGGAATCGGCAGGCTTCTGCACCGAGCATTCTGCCAAGAGCCGCACCATCGGCTATGAGGAAGAGTGTTCTCCCACGCTCCGTGCAGGCGTTGTTCCTGCGGCGGTGGCGCTGGAAAACCATCCGACCGACAGCAGGGTCAAACTTTCCGAGGACGGCAATGTGCAGACGCTGACCTCCCGCATGGGTACGGGCGGCAACAATGTACCGCTTGTGATGAAGATCCGCTCCGGCTGCGAAGGCGGCGGCAAGGGACCGCTCATCCAGGAAAACAAGTCCGCAACCCTGTCCTGCAGCAACGACCAGACGCTGTTCGAGCCTTGCGGTTGGGACGGTGGGCAGGTTTCTCCGACCCTCACCAAGCAGAATGCCGGAGGAAATCAGCGGATGCCAGACAAGGATAACTTCACCTGCGTCCTTCAGCCCTTCGGTATCTGCTCCAAGGATTCCAATGCCATGAAGTCGGATAATCCCCACAGCGGGATCTACGAAGCGGAAACCGCACGGACGCTTGACGGCAACGGCGGCAATCCCTCCTGCAATCAGGGCGGTATTGCCGTGGTCGCTTTCACGCAGAATCAGCGTGATGAAGTTCGTGACCTCGGTGACCACTCCGCTGTGGTGTGTGCCAACGCAGGGACGAAACAGCAGACCTTTGTGCTGCAAGGTTCCATGATCGGCCGTGAGGACAAAAACGGTCCCCAGGGTGATGGCATCAACGAGGATGTCAGCTTTACACTTAACACCGTTGACCGCCATGCCGTGTACAGCATGACCACGGGTAGCTTCACCAAGGTTTCCAAAGAAAAAGCGCCGACCGTCCTTGCACGGGACTACAAAGACCCCACCGCTGTGTGCTATGGCATTGGCAGAGACACCTTCAATCAGGGGCAGAACGCCAAGTTTGCACCGACCTTCGAGGAAGAACTGCAGCCGACTCTGGTGGCGAAAGGCCCCGGCGCAATCCAAAGCGGATACACCGTTAGGCGGCTGACCCCTACTGAATGCGCCAGGCTCCAGGGGTTACCGGACAACTGGTGCGCCGACCTCGGCACGGAAAAACCGACCGATGAGGAAATGTACTTCTGGCACAAGGTGTTCAAGACCTACTCCGAAGTGACCGGCTGCAAGATGAAGTCCGACAAGCAGGTCGCAAAGTGGCTGAAAAACCCGCATTCCGACAGTGCGGAATATAAGATGTGGGGCAACGGCGTGGCACTTCCGTGCGTATGGTTCGTGCTCTGCGGAATTGTGTGGTATGCACAGTCCGGCGGCGATAATGCGCCGATATAATCTACACAGGAAATGTGCAGATATAGCTGGATAAGTGCCCAGCCTGACGGTAATATGTGACTACCATAAAACAAGGAGGTCACGAACATGACGATTACAATCAATGCACAGGGCGCAGAGCGCAAGCGGCTGGTTAAGACCATCTCCGACTGGCTC